AAAAGAGATTACTGCGGATAATGTGGTGTCCGTACTGCAGAAGGCTATGCTGATCCACCAGATGAATCGCTCGGAGATACAGTATCTCTGGGACTACTACCGTGGAAAGCAGCCTATACTTAACCGTGAGAAAGAAGTAAGGCCGGAGATATGCAACCATATTGTAGAGAACCGGGCAAATGAGATTGTGAGCTTTAAGTCCGGATATCTCATGGGTGAACCTCTCCAGTATGTGGGAAGAGGAACCGGGGATAATCTGACGGACGATATAAATCTGCTTAACGAGTATGTCTTCGCGGAAGAGAAGGCAACGAAGGATAAGGAACTGGCAGACTGGTTCCATATCTGCGGAACTGCATACCGCATGGTCCTCCCTGATCAGGACGGAGAGGAAGACGAGAGCCCGTTCGAGATCTACACACTGGATCCGAGACAGAGTTTTGTTGTATACAGCAACGCTCTCGGGCATAAGCCCATGATGGGTGTGCATTATGTAAGAGACGAAGAGGGCAACGAGATTTACTCTTGCTACTCAAAAAATAAGTACTTTGAAGTGCATATGCAGAGTGTGGTAAAGGAGCAGGGGCATATCCTCGGGGATATTCCTATTGTGGAATATCCGCTGAATATGGCGCGTCTCGGGGCTTTTGAACTTGTGCTCCCGCTGCTGGACGCGATCAACCTCACAAACAGTAACCGGCTCGACGGACTGGAACAGTTCATTCAGGCACTTATGGTGTTCTACAATGTCGATATGTCGGCACCTGATTATGAGGAGCTGCGGAAGAAGGGAGCCCTTAAGGTAACCGATACGGATCCGCAGATGAAAGCGAAGGTGGAGTACCTGGTCAATACCATGTCCCAGGCAGAAACACAGACACTTAAGGACGATATGTACCAGACGGTCCTTGAAATCTGTGGAATGCCTAACCGGAACGGTGGAACTTCTACCAGTGACACCGGATCCGCCGTCATTATGCGTGACGGATGGAGTGCGGCTGAGGCAAGAGCGAAGGACTCGGAGCTCATGTTTAAGAAATCCGAGAGACGGATGCTGAAGATGATCCTCAATGTATGTCGTGCCATGGGTACCGTGGATCTCAAGGTAAGTAACATCGAGATACGGTTTACCCGCCGGAACTATGAGAATATCACACAGAAGGCGCAGGTGCTCGATCTCATGCTGAAAAATGAGAAGATCCACCCGCAGCTTGCCTTTGCACATAGTGGTATGTTTGTGGATCCGGAGCTGGCCTATACAATGAGTAATGAGAGATACCAGGATCTGCTGAAGAAGGCGGAGGAGAAGAATGAAGCCAGTACTGACAGAGGAGATGGTACGGCAGATCGAGAATCTGCTTAGTACCGGGTGCAGGGTAGAACTGCTTATAGAACAAGGTAATGTGTGCATCGTGGAGATCCGGAGAAAGCTTCGAGTAAAAGGTGCAGGAAATACAGATGGGCCGGGACAACGGTTCCGGTAGGTCCAATGGGACTATGAGCTTAAGCTTGTAGTCCCTTTTATTTTTGGAGAGAGATTGCACATGACGATACTTGCATTTGACGAGATAAATGCCATGACACGGATCAGCATGGATCGGGCAGAGGAGGAAGGAGACTCCGCCCGTCTTCTGGATGATGTGGAGGCCATATTGATCGACTCTTATGTGAGAGGTGTGAAGGCGGCCGGTGAGATGCTCGGTGAGGAACTGGATGTGGATGTGATCCTTATGATGGAGACCATCGAGCTAAAGATCGACGGGAAGACCTATAGGGATCGTCTGATCGACTACTTTAATGGCTATGATACTGCGGAAGCGCAGAGAGTGGCTGAGACAGAAGCTCACCGGGTGGCCAACGCCGGGATCAGTGACGGGGCTACGGCTTTTAAGAAGAAATCCGGTAAGGGAGTGGTCAAGGTATGGAACACCATGCTGGATGACCGCGTAAGGGAGACACATGAATATCTCGAGCAGGAGAGTGTACCTCTCGATGCTGAATTTTACACAATAGACGGGGATCATGCACCTTATCCTGGGGCGTTCCAGGATGCGGCAAACAATGTGAATTGCAGGTGCTTTATTAATCTCCGCATAGTATGACTGCAATCGGGGAAACCCGTTTACATAGAGCAGGGAAGCTCTTATAAAAACGCAAACCTCAGGACAAGAGGCTAAAACGGAAATCAAACAGAGGGAACTGTATAAACGCAAAGGAGGACGAAACCATGAGTTATTTGAGTGATCTTCTTGGTGACGCTTACAAGGAAGGAATGACCGCGGATGAAATTTCCGCTGCACTTGAAGCAAGGAAGAAGAATGAAGATGCAGAGGTAACGAAGTTGAAAAACGCTCTGTCGAAAGCCAACTCGGAAGCAGCTGAGTATAAAAAGCAGCTCCGGGAGAAGCAGACAGACGATGAGGCCGCAGAGGCCGCAAGGAAGGAACTGGAAGAAAAGCTCCAGAAGGAAAACACCGAACTTAAGAGATCTATTGCATTATCTGAGAGGAAAGCAAGCTTGCTCTCCATCGGATATGAAGCTGAACTGGCTGAACAGACAGCAACCGCAATGGTCGATGGTGACATGGAGACAGTGATCAAAAATCAGTCGGTTTTTGTAGAGTCTCAGAAGAAGAATTACGCAGCGGATCTGATGAAACAGACTCCCAGACCTGCATCCGGCTCAGATAATGGCGGCGGACTCGATTACGACAAGCTTATATCTGAAGCCCAGGCGAACAGCGATTATACCGCTGCCGCTTATTATACCCGTCTGAAAGCTGAGCAGGCTATGACGGGAAACAACCCATAATCTTAAAAGGAGGAACAAGACAATGGCAGTTGCTACAAGTTTTGGAGTACTTAACTACTCCGGAATGCTTTTCAACAAAGGCAATGTGAGAACACCGCTTTCTTCCATCATCGGAAGCAGAGCAAAGACAACCAATCATGTAGAGTTCGTGACCGGTCAGGAATATACCGGTGGCGGAGACGGATCTCAGCCGAACATCAGTGAGAATGACTCTCTTACTGCTCCGGATCCTTCCGTTGTAACACGCTCTCAGAAAACGAATGTTACCCAGATCTTCCAGGAGTCCGTTGGTATTTCCTATGGTAAGGAATCCAATATGGGCACCCTTTCCGGTGTGAACATTCAGAATCAGCAGGCTAATCCGCAGAATGAACTGGACTTCCAGGTCGCTGTGAAGATGCAGAAGATTGCTCGTGATATCGAGTACACCTATATCAATGGTGTCTACAACAAGGCAACCACAGATAGTGAGGTGAATAAGACACGAGGCCTTGTATCCGCTATCGAGACCAATGCACTCGATATGGGTGGAAAGGCTCTCGGTCTTTGGGATATCGCAGAGGGTGTTAAGTGTATCGACGATGGAAATGCTCCTATCGCAAATCTGGTTCTGTGGTGCGACGCTACCACTCTCTTCCAGATCAACGCTGACGCTGTAGCAAATGGTCTGACCATTGTGCCCGCAGCTCGTGAGGTAAACGGTATCAAGCTTTCCAGCGTGATCACTCCTCTCGGTGAAGTATTCCTGATGAAGGGTGAGTGTCTGCCTGCAGGTACAGTACTTCTGCTGGATCTCGCAGTTATCGCTCCGGTTATGCAGCCGGTACCGAACAAGGGCAACTTCTTCCTGGAAGAGCTTGCTAAGACCGGTGCGGGAAGCAAGTATCAGATCTTTGGCCAGGCCGGTCTCGATCATGGTCCCGAGTGGTTCCATGCTAAGTTCACCAATATTTCCACTGGATTTGAGAAGCCGAAGGGACGCAATGTATATGTCAATGGTGGCGTAGTAGGTACCGTTGATGTAGACGGTGTGCTGACTAAGGCCGTGCTGAACAAGAGCACTGTAGAGGCAGACAATACGAAGACCGTAGCTGTAGCCGGTGTTGAGTATAACATCACTCCGGGCACAGATCCGTCTCTCGCATATCTGTGGCAGATCAGAGCTAAGACCGGAACAACCTGGACCGATCTGACCAGCTCTTACAGTGGCTACAACACCAGCACTCTGCAGGTTAAAGCAACTGACGCTGAGAAGCATTATCGCTGCAAGGTAACCGCAAGCGGCTCCGCTACGGGTACCGTATACTCTGATGAGTGCACCGTAAACGCAGCAGGTTAATGAAAGGAGGTGGCCGACATGACCAATGGGGAAAAGCAGGAAATGCTAACCATAATGACCGGTGAAACGGATCCCGCCGTGCTGGCCACCTACTTATCACTTGCCGAAGGTGTAGTGATCCGCAAGGCTTATCCGTTTGGAACTGGTGAAGAGGCTATGCCCGCGAAGTATGACCGTACTCAGGTCGAGATCGCGGCTTACATGATACAGAAAATGGGTGCAGAAGGTGAGACGGCGCACAGTGAGAATGGGGTAACCCGTTACTATTCTGATGCGGATATCCCGTCCAGCCTTCTCCGCCGGATCATACCGATAGGGGTGGTACTATGAAGCTTCAGCGAAGAAATAAGCGGACAATCTGGTACTGCCTCTATAAGGATCGCGGTACCTTGTATGACGATGACGGGTATGAGACCGGCGAACCGGCGATCAAATATGAGGAACCGGCAAGCCTTAAGTGCAGCGTATCTGCTGCAATAGGGAACGCCCAGGTGGAGACCTTTGGAAATCTTGAATCATATGACAAGGTAATCATCACGGATGACATGACTTGCCCTATAGATGAAAATTCTGTTCTTTTCATAGACAAGGAACCGGAGTTTTTTAACGGGAAACCCATAGGATATGACTACAAAGTGATCCGCATAGCAAAGTCTCTGAATGTGATATCTATAGCGATAAGCAAGGTGAAGACGACATGAGCAGAAAAGTGATCCGGGTGGAATTGAATAGCTCCAGTATCGACAACGCCATAAAGCAGCTTCAGCAGTATAAGAAGTGGCTCATGGAGAAGTCGAAGGAGTTTCTGTCTGCACTGGGTGAGCTTGGTGTTCAGGTCGCAAGTGCCAATTTCTCTACCGCACAGTATGACGGTACCAACGATGTATCGGTCCAGGTGGAGGAAAGGGAAGGAGGCCGTATAGCGATTGTGGCCGTTGGAAATGCCACACTCTTCATTGAGTTTGGTACGGGTGTCCGATATCCGGATGATCACCCGGAAGCTGCAAAAAACCAGATGGCTCGAGGGGCTTACGGGTACGGTCTGGGTAAACTGCAGGGCGGCTGGCGTTATAAAGGTGATCCCGGCACAAACGGAGAGATCATTACATCGGGAAAGCACGCAGGGGAAGTGCACACCTATGGTAACCCTGCAAACATGAGTATGTATAACACGATACGGGAAATCGAGGAGCAGTTTGAAGAAATAGCAAGGAGGGTGTTCGTATGATCGACTGTGAAAACGAAGTTTACTCGATGATTGCGGCCCGCCTGCGCCATGAGAACTCGCTGATTAACATATCCAGCGTGTATCTGGATACGCCATCCTCATTTCCTCATGTGTCTATCGAAATGAAGGATAACGCCATTATGGCTAAGACGATGGACTCTGGTGATTATGAAGTGTCTGTCGTGATCTTCGAGATTAACATTTTCTCCAACAAGGAGGAAGGACGGAAGACAGAAGCAAAGAAGATTGCAAAGGTGATCGACGATCTGCTCCGTCCATATAACTTCCGTCGGATGGCGTTAACGCCGGTCCCGAACATGGAAGACAATAGTATTTATCGGATTGTGGCCCGCTATCGGGTGGCAACCGACGGTAAAAATTTCTACAGGAGGTAAAAGTAAATGGCAACAAGTTCTTACAAAACTTTCTTGATGCACGGTACCCAGAGCAGTACCCCCACATGGTCTAAGCTCATCGACATTAAGGATTATCCTGATCTTGGTACGGATCCGGAACTGCTGGAAACGACCACTCTGTCTGATGGTATGAAGACCTTTATCCTGGGTATCCAGGGCAATGAGGGACTTACCTTTACTGCGAACTATGCAAAGGCTGACTACGAGGCTCTTAAGGCTCTCGAGGGCAAGACTGAGCATTATTCAGTATGGCTTGGCGCTACTGTATCCGGCGGTGTTGCTACACCTACCGGATCGGAAGGTAAGTTTACATTTGATGGTCAGCTGGCAGTACATCTGAACGGAAAGGGAGTAAACGAAGTGCGTGAGATGTCTATCACCATCGCACCGAGTACCGTGATTGTGGAGTCCTAATGATTAAGTCAAAAAGGAGAGGAGTTAGCAATGGCTAAACAGATCAAGTTTACTTACGAAGGTAAGGAGTACACCCTTGAGTATACCAAAAGAACAGTCAAGCAGATGGAGAGAAACGGGTTTGTCCTGGCTGAGATAGAAGAGAAGCCGAACACCCTTATCCCTGCTCTGTTTGCTG